CTCAAAATTGTTGCAAACGGTTGCCTGTAAGTGTTATCCTTAGTCCCATACGGTGAACTCAAATGTTAGTCCTTGAGATTCTTGCAATTTGTTCCTCGGCTTCTGCCGTGTGTACAGCCACGTATAAATTTTATGCTGCGATTAAAAGTAATAAATATGCTGCAGATAGCATGCGCATATATGAATTAAACCAGCACGAACGTGGAAAATTTTCTGAGATTGTAATCCCAAAACGAACGGCTACCGCTGGACACACCCATGGTGAGTCCGCGGCCGCCCGTAGTGCGGGATCTTCGGCTGCTGCTGCTTATGCTTATTCAGTGAACCGGACGCCTTTTTATTTATCAATGTCGGCGTCAGATCAGCGAGCAGACCGTCAGGGTGAACGTACCATGCATTGGTCGAAGGATTTTAATGCAGAAGCGCGGAGAGCTGAACCGAGTGTAGACTCCATGCTTGTGTTAGTTGATGTTGATGAACATATTGATGATTTAGGTATTAAGTTACACAACTATTTCCTTCCGACTATCCTCTACACCTTCCAACCCGCCAAAGCATCAGCCACGTGTGTTGATTATCGATATACTTTTAATAAAGATAACACCGTGGATTATGATGTGACTGGTGGGGGGCATTACCGCCATAAGATTTGGGACTATTCACCTGATTGTCTCACTATGAGGAAGAAATTTTTAGGCATTACATATGCAAAATCATTCTTCACTGTGGAAAAACGTTATATAGATGAACATCACCAATTGGTTTTGTTAACACCATTAGTCAAATTTGGACTACTAGGGTGTATGTTATCTTATAATGTCTCTGGTAATGACCTTAACCGATTGCAGCCTGTGCAAGGTGATTTTGCACGTTTGGCTGTATCCCGTTCTCGAACGGATGGTTCACAGTATGAACACCAGATGAGTACTAGTCGTCTTGGAATGTATAATAGTGCAACCATCTCGTTAGAGCAGGATAATGCTTTGGCTCTTGCTTCTACCAACAGTGAGTCAAAACTGAGTCCTTTCCAGGTAAAATCCATGATACCTGGTATTTCAAATGAATCAGCCACTACTTTAGTAGATTACCATCGTCAGAAGAAGACTGGTGATCCGGTGCGTGTGGTTGTTCCGACAGATGCTGTTAATAATTATACGTATAATCCAGTTTTCACCTTAGAGGAGAAACCATCTGTTGTTTCGTTTATGGCACCGATTTTGCCTGACGCCTATGCCCCAACTCAATCAATTGAGAATGATGAGGCTATGGTTAAGGGGCGCATTACCGACCTTAAGACTGAACCTAAACCATTATTGGAAAAAGAGTTGAAATATGCAAACGAATTTGCACAGTTACTTAAGCGAGAAATTGGTGTATGTGAACCTGTTGGGCATGAGGAGATCGTTGAGAAGCTTAATCGTCCAGCTCAACGCAAAATCACGGACGAAGCTGCCTTCGCTTGTAAAATGGATACAACCATAAAGAGTTTTATGAAGAAGGAAGCTTACCAAAAACCTACTGATCCGCGACCGATCGCCACTATAAATGGCAAAGATAAGTATGAGTACTCCTCATTTACTTATGCTGTTTCTGAAGCTATCAAGAAAACATCTTGGTATGCTTTTGGTCGCAAACCCCGTGGGATTTCTGAGCGTGTTGCTGAGGTATGTATGCATGCTACACACGCTATTCTCACGGATTTGTCACGGTTTGATGGACGAGTCAATTTGAGTTTACGACAGCTTGAAGAGATCGTGATGAAGGCTTTGTTTGAAGAGAAACATTGGAAACAGATGTTACAACTGATGCGGCGTCAATATGGCGCTAAGGGCATCACGCGTTTGGGGGTTAAATACAAGAACGGGTATAACCGCCAATCTGGTTCGCCAGAGACTGCTATTTTCAACACGATTTGTAACGCTTTTATGGCTTACGTTACATTTCGTGAAGCCGGGTGTGAACCTGATGAAGCATATCGGAAACTTGGTGTGTATGGGGGAGACGATGGTCTCACTCCAGATGTGGACGCAAAGTTATACACTGAAGTTGCCGCCAGATTTGGGCATGTGTTGGAGGCCGATAAGATAGAACGTGGCAAGAAGGGGATTTCATTCCTAGCCCGTCTATATTCACCTAATGTCTGGTATGGTGATGTCAGCTCATGTGCTGATATATCGCGAGCGTTGAGCAAATTTCACACAACAGTGGCTTGTGATGTGAAAGCTGAAGATAAATTATTTGAGAAAGCTTACGCCCTCTATTTGACCGACGCGGACACACCTATTATTGGTGATTTTGTGTGCCGCGTTGTTGATGTATCTGGTAAGAATGAAGATGATTATAAAAATGTTTTGAAAATTTGGAACTCGGAAGTTCCACTTGAAGAACAATATCCAAATGTTAATGCCGACAATTGGATGGATGAAATTCTTATCGATCAAGGACTGTCTGGTTTCAGATTAAAGGACTTTCAAACTTGGCTGATGGATTGTAAGACAATGTCTGACTTTCTTAAGTGCCCAGCTTTTATTGTGAAACCGGACATTAAGTTGGCTAAAGTGCCAATTAAGGTCAATGATGACCTAATGCCAACTCAGGATGAGATGGATGCTATGATAGCAGCCTATATACAAAATAAGGAGAAAAGGACGGGGGACGCCCCGATCATTAACCCCATTAAACAAATATCAAAACAACCACCTCAACTGAATGTCGACCAAACACCAACAAGTTCCGGATTGGGCTCAGTACCCGATACCCAATCAACCGGGAGTGCCACTCTCGGATCCGAACCTGGGTCGACTGTCCATGCTACATTTTCTCCGAATGCTGGAGGAGAGAATGCCGCAATTAAAACCAAATCCGGCGCTAGCTCAAGCGGAACAGATCGTGCACAATCTTCCGTTCGAGATGGACGACGAGACCAAGGAGCTGCTCGAACAAGCATTCGAGGCAAGCATCAAAATGGGTCCAGATCCACCGGAGCTAGACGTGGTGGGGCAAACAAGGGATGGCGTATTGCTGTTCACGCTCTACCCAAGTCGACGCCCACGGTCGAGTCCTCCTAAGGACTTGACTCGTGAAGGTGTTGAACCGAACCCTGGTCCCCCAAAGGGGCCAGCGGCAACCACCGCTCGCAAAAACAAGAGAAAGGCAAAGCGCACCCAGAAAATGAATATTGGGGGCAATGTTAAATCGAGTTCCACTAAGGTTCGTGGAAAAGGCGGATTTCTTGAGGATGCGGGTGGATCAATTGGAGGTATGTTGGGCAAGAAAGCGGGAGGCTTTTTGTCAAAGATCTTTGGATTAGGGGGGTATACTGTTAAACAGAATTCGTTATTGAACGCGAATAACCCACCATTGGTCATCAACAGCCCCAGCGGCACTATTGTTCGTCACCGTGAGTACGTGTGTGATATCCTATCATCCACAGGTTTCACATTGACTTCGTTTCCAATCAACCCGGGGATCTCCACAACTTTCCCTTGGTTGGCTGGTACAGCGCAGAATTTTGAGGAATATGAGCTCAGGGGAGCCATATTTGAATACAAAACTCTGTCAGGGAGGGCATTAAATTCTACAAATACTGCTTTGGGTACAGTTATCATGGTTACTGAGTATGATGCAACTAAGCCCGTCTTCACTGATAAGCGTTCTATGGAAAACTACACTTACAGCACGAATGCTGACCCTGGTACGGATGCTATGCATCCTGTGGAATGCGCTAGGGATGTTACGCCATTGAGCACCATGTATGTGCGTAACTCAGGTGTGGTTAGTTCAACAGACCTTCGGTTTTCGGACCTTGGCCTGTTTCAGGTGGCGACGGTTGGCATGCAGGCCAACGGATTTATCTGCGGTGAGTTGTGGGTCTCATATGAGGTTGAGTTTTATAAACCTCGACTACCACCAACCATATCGTCGAATCCACCTATGCATTACACGTATGATTCCACTTTGTTTGTGAGCTCTGCTGGAGCTCCAGTTTCGGCAAACATTTTTGGGACTTCTGTTCAAAAATTTTTCTTACGTGGTGTTAATGCATCAATCGTTGCTTTGGTTACTAACGGCATTCAGTTCTCTGCAACGGGGACTTATATCGTCATGTTATCGTTGACTGGCGGTGCTGCCGCAGTAGGGAATTTGACCCCTACCATTTCATCTGGAACCGCTTTTGGAACAGGGACTGCGATTACTACCATGTTCTCAATAAGTGGGGCTTTGAGTGCGACTTTACAATCGCCTCAAGCTGGTGTTTCTACGAGCACTTGCTGTGTTATGTATGCTATTAATGTTACGACAGCAACTCCTGCAACGCCTTGCCAGATTGTTTTTCCGACTGTTACAGTACCATCGAGCATGACTGGGGGTGACCTCGTCATTACGCCACTACCTCAGGGGTTTACCCTTGAGAAACAATCAGTGGAGCGAGATGAACTGTATCAGATGGTTTCTGTATTATTGGAACGTCAAAGACAAGAGGAAAAACTTGATTCTTGTTTCGATATTATACAGTTTCCTCCTGCCCAGATTTCGGCTGCGTAATCTGGAAGACCTGATTCCCAGGGTTGTTGGGATTAGTCCTTTCACCGGACTTTAAATATAGTTTCCAACTTGTCGGTTGGAGTCTTAGGACGACAC